TAGAGGCACTCTCCGCAAGGCGGCGAATTTCATCATCCGAAGATTTTGTTGCAACCATCACAGTGGTTTCCGTTTTGAGTGAATCGTATGCCCGGTTTATGCGGCTGAGTTCAGCATCAACAGCGGATTTTTTTACTTTGTACTCATCTGCCGTCAACTTGCCAAGTATCAGCTTTTCATAAAGTTGGCGTTTTTCCTCTTGGAGCAAGGCTATCCGTTTTTCATATTCGGATTGCTGCTCAATATTGAGAGGGATATCTTCGGAATCGCCCAAGCTGTCGGTATTCAAAATAACCTGCGATTGCTTGCTGATTATCGCAAACAACAAACCTTCGAGTTCCTGTTCGTCAATTTTAAGATTGTAACACTCTGCGGCTTCATCTACTTTGGTGTAACGGCAGACAAAAATCCTTTGTGTGCGTCTTGCAATTTGCATGGCGTGACGACAACAGCCGCAGACAACCTTCGATTTTAGTGGATAAACAGGTCGCTCTTTTTTGGGGCATTTGAATTTCAAAACAACCGATTGAACCTGTTTGAAAAGTTCCTTGCTGACAATGGCAGGGTGATGGTCAGGAATCTTAACCCACTCGCTTTCAGGTTTAAGCCTTACTTTGGTACTCCCAATTTCCGTAACGGCACGTTTTCCTATAATGTACATACCCGTATATCGTTCATCTTCAAGGATGCGAAGAATACTGGAGTTTTGCCATATGCCAATGGAACGGGAAACATCATGGTGGTTTTTACCTTTTGATTTCAAGTATTCACCGGGCGGGATAATATTTTTTTCAAAGAGTGCTTTGGATATGTTGGGGGCAGTTTTTAATGTAAGTGCTTGCTCAAAAATGAACCGCACCACATCCGCTACTTCTTCGTCTATTTCCCAACGCCGCTCATCATTTAACCGATACCCATATAAGCACTTTTTGCTGAAATATTCACCGCGCCTAAACTTGGCGTACTTAGCAGATTTGCTTTTCTTTGACATATCATGGCTGTAGTATTCGTGCATTAAAAACTTAAACGCCACCTGCATACCGCCCGTATCTTCCTTAAAATCGTCGGAATCAAACCCGTCCGATATAGAAATGAAACGAGTGCGGAAAATCGGGAACACCATTTCAATGAAATAACCAGTTTCAATGCTGTTCCGGCCAAACCGTGAAAAATCCTTGACGATAATGCAATCAACTTTACTTTCGCGCACAAGGTCGAGCAACTTTTGTACGGCAGGCCGCTCAAAGTTTACGCCGGAGTAGCCGTTATCAACAAACTCAATAACCTCTACTTCTGTGTCCGGCGCAAACTCCAATGTATCAATGTGACGGTCAAGCAGAAGATGTTGGTTTGGAATACTCAAGCTGTCGTATTTCGCATCTTCCAATGAGAGGCGGATATATTTTGCTATCGTAAATTTAGCCATTTACAACCGCCTCCAATTCTATAGCATCATACCGTCTACTGCTGTTGACTGTGCATACACTCCCAAGTTCATCAATACCTTCCAACCCGCAGACCTCATTAACTAAGCCGAAGTCTTTGTCATACAGAAAATCAACCTCCATGCGCTTGTCAGAGTAAAATTTAATACTTCCGACCAAGTTGTCTATGATTTTCGCTGTAATGCCTGCGTTGTCGGCATCGGCAATCAAGTCTGAAAGTTCCATATATTCGACAATCTGTTTATCCAGTTCGCCGATGGATTTTTCCAGTTCAGCAGCACGGGCAAGGTTTGCTTGCATCCTACTTTCGTAGCCCTCGCGCATTTCCTTATATTCGTCGGAAGTAATCAAACCGCTGACAAGGCTTTCATATAGGCTTTTGAACATGCGTCCGTCTTTGTCGGCTTCAAGCCGTATGGCGGCAAGTTCATTTTTGGCATTATCTCGCATGGTGTCTGTTTCAATAGAGGATTTGCGTAGTTTTACGGAATTACCCAAAACCACATTTGCATGAGATTGAATCGCCGTAAGCAAGGCTTGTTTTGCATCTTCTTCCTGTATTGTAAATGATTCGCATGAACCCCGCGCTTTGCGGTCATTGGCAAGGCAACGGAATACATATCGTTGCTCACCTGTTTTTTTACGCTTCCAACCTTTTGTCCTGTGCATATAACCGCCGCAATGACCGCAGAACGCTTTGCCCTTAAAGATATTGGGAGTGTATGGGGTTCTTGGGCGTGAAGCAGATTTTTCAGCAAGCATTTTCAGCCGTTCCTGTGTTTTGGCGAAAATATCTCTGCTGATAATCGGTTCATGTGTATCAAGCACACGAATCCATTGGCTCTCGTCAACTTTTGTTTGTTTACGAGCGGTGCTTTGGCTTTTGCCTTGCACCATATCACCCATGTAGACTTCGTTCTTGAGAATCCGCAATAAAACAAAAGTCTGCCATGCGCCGTTACCCAAAAGGTTCTTGTGGGTGATTAACCCATTTGATTTTTTGTAATGGCTTGGCGTAGGTATTCCTTTTTCGTTCAACAGACGCACAATTTGATTAACGCTCGTACCGCCCAAAAACCATGCAAAAATATCACGGACAATGGGTGCAGCCACAGGGTCAACCACTAACTTGTGACAATTATCTTTCGCTTTCAAGTACCCGTATGGCGGCCTTGCGCCAACATATTCGCCTACTCTCATGGCTTGGCGTTGCTGTGCTTTAATTTTGCGCCCAATATCAAGTGCGTATGCTTCATTTACGATGTTCTTTATGGGAAGAATTACATCTGCACCATTATCGCTATTCACAGAATCGTAATCATCTGTCACAGCGATAAAACGGCAACCAAGCGAGGGCAGATATTTTTCGATGTAATATCCTGTGTCGATGGCATTTCTACCCAAACGGCTGAGGTCTTTCACGATAATGCAGTTAATAACGCCGCTTTCTGCGTCGGCAAGCATACGCTTGAACGATTCCCGCTCGAAAGTTGAGCCGGAAATGCCGTTATCAATATAAAAATCGTGTAGCCTTATTTCGGGTGCAAGAGCGATAAAGTTCTCCAAAATAGCTTTTTGAGTTTCAACAGAATCGCCTTTTTTCTTGTTATCCTCAACCGAGAGCCGAATGTATGCCGCCGCATTGTAAACTTTCGCCACCGGAGTAACTTCGGCGATTGGGTCAACAGCGTTTTTTCTGCTTTTCCGAGCCATTAGGCCACCGCCTTTCCAAGAAGCGCGAGGGCATTTTCATATTCGGCTTGGTAGTGGTAAGTAACCGCTAATTCGGTTTTGCCCATCACATGGATGCTGTGAATAAGGTTTGCGACTGTACGGCGGTCAAGTTCCGCAAGGCTTCCGAACCCCTTAAAATGTTCCAACCAACGCAGACGTTCGCTTTTTCCTGCCAACACATCTTCAAGCTGAACGGTCAATGAACCAATGGCATCACGCAACCGTTGCTCGTCAGCCATATACTTGGCTTTGAACGACTTATAATCCTCTTTGGAAATAATGCCGCTAATCATGTTTTCGTAGAGCGAGGACTTAAAATTGCTGATTTGCGCTAACTGCTTTTCGTTTTCAGTTATCTGCTCGGCGTGTTGTTTCGCCAATGCGTCCATCACACGACGGGCATCGCTACCTGCAATTACATCTTCTAAGCAAGCCACATTTGCGACATGTGCCTTTACACTTTCCAAAATACACTCGGAAAGGTCGGTTTCTTTGAGGTTCACACCGCCGACGCAACCGCGCTTCTTGGTTGTAGGGCAGTAGTAATAATAATATTTCACGCCTTTATACGGCACAGCTTTACGGGTCATACGATTTCCGCAAGAGCCGCAAATCAAAACACCCGAAAAAATGTAAACCTTATCACCACCGGGGGCAGTACGGGTGTCGAGCCGCATAATCTTTTGGGCGAGGTCAAAGTCATGCTTGGGGATAATCGCTTCATGGGCATTATCGGTGCGCTTCCACTCGGCTTCGGGCTTGTCAATCAAATCTTTTAACTTGTAATTGAGCGTACCCTGTCTGCCTTGTATCAAAACGCCTGTGTATGTTTCGTCGCCTAAAATACGGATTATCGTTGTTGCAGACCATTTGGCATCTGCTTTGTCGGCAAACCCTTTTTTGGGATAAGGCAAGCCCCTGTCTTTTTTGTATTCAAGTGGCGAAAGAACGCCGAGGTCATTCAAGTAATCAGCAATTTTCATGGAACTTACGCCATCAATTTTCATACGGAAAATATCCTGCACAATGCTTGCAGGGTAGTCGTCTACAATAAGCTGATTATTGTTATCGTCCGCTTTTTTGTAGCCATAAACAGGGCAAGCCCCGACATAATCACCATTTTCACGCTTTACGGTGAGTGCGGAGCGCGTCTTTACTGAAATATCGCGGCAATAAGCATCGTTTATTACGGATTTCACCGAAACAACAAGGTCATCGCCGCTATCTTTCAACGTATCAAGATTATCGTTAATCGCTATAAATCTGACCCCGTATGCAGGGAAAATGCGGCGTAGGTAACGCCCGGTTTCTATATACTCCCTGCCAAGCCTTGAAAGGTCTTTTACGATAACGCAGTTAATTTTTCCGCTTTCAATGTCCGCCATCATTTCCTTAAATGCAGG